AACGCACCGCGTTATTACCGCTGGCGTCGGCCTTGATCAGCCTGGCGTCGGCCATTGCTTGCATGACCGCGTCGATGAGATTGGCGTCGCGCGTGTTGGGATCGTCCTGGTCAAGTAACACCCCGATCTGGTGCTTCCCTGGGGACGTCTCAACGACAAAACTTGGCGTGCCATTGAGCTCGCTAGGGTCCGCATCGTCCGCGACCAGGACCGCCAATTGATCGAAGTGCGACTTACTGCGACGCAGCGCGCCATTCATTTTGAGGCGCGCGACGCAATAATAATTGTTGTCGTTAATACGCTTGTCGACGAGCTGCCGTTGCCGATCGGTCCCGACATACAAGCTGCCGCCCCATACGTCCGGCGCCGCGGCATTCGGGTCGCCACGGAAAGAGGCTACCCAGCCATGTATGCCCTGGCCAAGCTCACCATAAACAGAGTCTAAGAATTCAGAGTTCGACACCATCCCCGCCCCCGCCCGGAGTTAAATCGCGACCAGGTCGTCGAGCTTAATTTTGATTTTTTCCTTTTTGGCGTGCTCGAGGATAGCCGGCCAGTGCCGTTGCGGGATCAGCCCCCCAGTGCCGCCCTTAGCATTCGGCATCATCCAGCGCGACACCGCACTAGGATTCAATTGCAGAGCGCGTGCGGTAGCACGCACGCCACCTATTTTGGCGACGACTTCACGAGCAGGACTAAGTTGCGACATAAGGTTGTTCTTTTCTGTGACTTGAAACCGAGTTGCGACTGTGCAATGCTGTTGGGGAATTGTCAACACGCCCAACGATGCAAACGAGGCAAACATGACCGCTCAGAAGGTAAACACAAAGTGGTTCCGCGAGCGCCTGGCAGAGAACGACATGTCAATGCGCCGCCTGGCCAAGCTCCTCGAGCTCGACCCGAGCGCTGTGTCGCTGATGCTGCGCGGCAAGCGAACCATGACGGCTGAAGAGGCCAATAAAATTTCGGGGCTGCTAACTATCCCCGTGACCGAAGTGCTCTCCCAGGCTGGCATTCCGATCGAAGACGACGCACGGCAAATGCAGGTCAAGGCCTACATCAGTGCAGCCGGCACCATGCACCCAATCACTACAAAGAACTTGCGTCGCGTGAATGCGCCGCGTGACGTCCCCGCTAACGGGCTTGCGGTTCAGATCCGCGCGCGAGAGCTGTTGACGGACGGTTGGATTGTTTTTGCTGGCGCATTTGATACGCGCGCCGAGGCGCTAATCGATCGACTGTGTATCGTCGACGTTGTCGGGAATGGCTATGTCCTGGGCACGCTCAAGCGTGGCTATGACGACGAGCGTTACAACATCGCGCCGTTTAGCGGCGGCCAGGTGTTCGATAACGTGGCCGCCAAAGCCGTCGCGCCGGTGTTATGGATTCGCCCGGTCTAAGGCCGGGCATTTACCCCAAGTGTTGCGATTTCCGCATTACGCTGTTACTGTCTCAACCTCCCACCACGAGGCCTCTATGCAAGCAGAAAAATTGGCTGCGGATTGGCTGACCGCAAAGCGCCAAGAGCAAGAAGCCATAGCGCGCCGTATTGCCATAGAAAACGAGCTTCTAAAAATACACCCCGCCAAAGAAGAAGGTAGCTCGACTACGACTTTTGCAAACGGTATTAAGTTCCGCGCGACCGGCCGACTAACGTACAAAGTTGACCTCGATCGACTGCTTGTGTTGACCGCGTCCTGGCCTGAGAAACCGATCAAAACAAAGATCGAGGCGGACGAGTCTATGTTACGCACCATCCGCGCTGAAAGGCCGGACCAATGGAGACTAATCGCCGGCGCCGTTACGGTTAAGCCTGGCAAAACTTATGTCGTCATCGAGGAACAACAACATGAGCTTTGATCTAAAAAGCATCAAAAAGAACGAAAGCCTTGCTGCCCCGCGCGTATGCGTTTACGGCGTAGAAGGTATTGGAAAGAGTACGTTTGCAGCGGGCGCCCCGAGTCCTGTTTTCATTTTGACGGAAGACGGCCTGGGCACTTTGAACGTGGACCATTTCCCAATTGCCAGCTCGGTGACTGATGTCCTGGACGCGATCTCCGCGTTATTTGACGGCGGTCACGAATTTCAGACCGTGGTCATCGATTCGCTCGATTGGCTTGAAACCTTAATTTGGCGGGACATCGAATCCCGATACGACGCCAAGGATTTAGCCTATGGAAAGGGGGCAATGATTGCTGCCGACAAGTGGCGAGAAATTCTTGAAGGATTGAACGCACTGCGTAACGAGCGCGGCATGGCCGTGGTGTTGATTGCGCATTGCGAGATCAAACGTTTCGATTCGCCAGAAACAGAACCTTTTGATCGGTACCAGCCGAAACTACAGGCGCGCTCGAGCGCCCTGGTGCGGGAATGGTGCGACGCGGTGCTGTTCGCGAACTACCGCACGATTGTCAAGAAAGACGACGTCGGTTTCAACAAGACCGTGAGCCGCGGCATTTCGACGGGAGAGCGCTTGCTCTTTACGTCAGAGCGTCCGGCCTACATGGCAAAAAATCGTTATGGCTTACCTGAGAGCATCCCGCTTTCATGGGAGGCCTTCGAGTCTGCAATCACCAAACAAGGAAACTGAGTCATGCCATCATTTCAATTTGACGCCGCGACGCACGTCGCACCCGCCTCCCCTGACCGCGCGCCGCTCCCCCGCGGTATGTACCAGGTCATCGTGATGTCGTCAGACATCAAGACCACTCAGGCTGGCACCGGGCAATACATTGAGCTCACGCTCCAGGTCATTGATGGCGAGCACAGCGGCCGCCGCGTTTGGGATCGGCTCAATGTCAGCAACCCCAACAAAACCGCCGAGGATATTGCTAAGCGCCAGCTGCAGGAGCTGTGCCTGGCGGCGGGCGTGAAGAACATGACCGAGACCGAGCAGCTTCACGACATTCCGGTGTTGGCTGAGATCGATCTTGATCGCAAAGATCCAAGCCGCAATCGTGTCGCTGGGTACCAGTCGGTCGCGGATGCTAAGAAATTCTCCCAGGCCGCTTCGTCGGCAGCGTCATCCCCCGAACCCGCGCGGTCGTCGGGGCGGCCTTGGGAGAAGCGCTGATGGCTCAAGTGCCGGCTTCGCAGCACACAACCGCAGAGGCCATCGTTCGGTGGCGCGGCGCGCAGCCGCAAGAACATCGAGAGCACCTGGGCGCAAGCCTGATTGGCCACGCGTGTGACCGTCATATTTGGTACGCGTTCCGGTGGGCAAAGAAGCCATCGTTCGATGGACGCATTCTGCGACTCTTTGATCGCGGCAAGCGCGAGGAGGCGGTCGTCGCCGAGGAGCTGCGCGCGATAGGCGTCGAGCTGCATACCGACGAGAACGGGAAGCAGATCGAATGTCGTGATGAGACCGGCCATTTTGGCGGGTCTGTCGACGGCATAGGCCGTGGCTTCCCCGAGGCGCCTAAGTCCTGGGCCGTGCTCGAGGTGAAGACGCACAGCGCGAAATCCTTTGCGGACCTCAAACGCAAAGGCGTCGCCGAAAGTAAACCCCAGCACTACGCTCAGATGCAGTCTTACATGGGACTGCTGGGCGTCGATCGGGCCATGTATCTCGGCGTTAACAAAGATAACGACGAGCTCTACACCGAGTGGGTGCACTTTGACGAGGACGCCTTTTCGCTGATGACAGAGCGCGCGCGCCGCATCATCGATGCCAAAGAGCCGCCCGTAAAACTCTCTGACGACCCGGCGCATTGGCAGTGCAAGCAATGCCCGTACTACTCGCTGTGTCACGAGCAGGCGGTCGCTGAGATGAGTTGCAGAACGTGTTGTCATAGTTCACCTGTTGAGAGTGGAGCATGGCGCTGCGAACTTCACAGTGCGGTTCGTAACAAAGGCGAACAACGGGAGGGCTGCGAGGGGCATTTGTATATCCCAGCGCTGGTGCCGTTTGGCGAGCCTGTCGACGGTGCCGAAAACTATGTCGAGTACCGGCACAAGGAAACCGGCAAGACGTTTCGCAACGGACCTGGCGGCTACTTGAGTCGCGAGTTGTCGGCGTCGAATGCAGGCACGGTGACGGAGCCTGTCGTCGAAGCGCTGCGGGCACAATTCAGCGCGAAGGTGGTGTCGTCAAAGTCAAAGAAAAAGGCGGCCCCTGATGCGCCGATTGATCCGGAGTTTAACGATGCCATCCCCTTCTGACATCGATGTCGCAGAGTTTGACCTGGTCAAACGTCCCGCGCATTACAACCGCGGGGGCATCGAGTGTATCGATGCGATTCGCGCGCAGTTAAGCGACACGGAGTGGCAGGGATACTTGCGCGGCCAGATCGCCAAATATAACTGGCGCCTAGGCGCGAAAGACGACGTCACGCAAGAGGCTGGGAAGCTGCTGTTTTACTCGCGTTTGTTAGCTGGTGAAGATCCGAGGAGTTGACATGAACGACTGGAGAGACAGGGTCGAAACGTTGCTGACCATTGGGGTTGCGCTCGGTGCCATCGCGGCAAGTTATTTTATTGTCGCTGGGGCGATCGGCGTTTTCTTAGGCCTAGTGCATCGCGCCTTTCACTGGGTGGCCTAATGGGAGGCCGCGCATCGCGCAATAAAGGGGCTGCGGCAGAGCGTGAGCTCGCTGCGATCCTCTCTGAAGAGCTGGGCTTTGTCGTCAAGCGCAAGCTCGGCCAGGCGCGCGAGGGCGGCGATGACATTACGGTGGGTAAGTTCCGTATTGAAGCAAAGCGCCGGGAGACGCTCGCCCTCCCCGCCTGGTGCCGGCAAATCGAGGAATGCTGCGGGCCCGACGACGTGCCGATTGTGGCGTACCGCCAGAATGGGCAGCCGTGGCGTATCGTGATGAAACTGCAGGATTTTCTGCCTCTCCTGCGGGGCGAGTTGTCTGATGTCTAGAGTGTTGCTAAACTCGCAACATCCAGTGTTAACCACATTGGATGACGCGGCAGGCCA